AGGCGATGCCCGCCTGTATCGACCTCATCAAGAAGATGTGCGAGACGCGATAGGGGAGATTGATGAGCGATTTCTGCGCCCTCTGCGGCAAGCCGCGCGACATGGTCTACGCGGTCGACCCCGAGAAGCCGAAGCCGCTCTGCGGCGCGTGCTTCGGACGGTGGAGCCCCGACAAGCTGGATGCGCTCCTCGGGGTCAAGCAAACACGCCCTTACATACTCCCACCGGCTGGGGTGGGGAATCTTTTGGGTGGACATGCGGGGCCTGGGCCTGCGACAGGCCCCGCGAGCCCGTCCAGAGTGATCGTGAAGGAGCAGGGATGAGCGACGCCCCGATCATCGAAGTGCGCCAGTCCACGCTCAACGACTTCGAGTTGTGCGCCGAGATGTTCCGTCGGAAGCACATCGAGAAGGAGCCCGCTCTGCCTGGAACGGCCGCGCTCCGTGGCGGGGCTGTCCACGTCGGGGCTCAGAAGAACCACGAGCAGAAGGTCGGCTCCGGGCGGGACCTCCCGAAGAAGGACATCATCGACATCGCGGTCGCCGGATTCGAGGAAAAGAAGGCGCGGGAAGGTTTCCGTCTCACGCCGGAGGAGATGGGCGTCGGCGTCAAGCCCACGCTCGCGCGCACGATCGAATCCGTGACGACCCTCACTGGCCTCTACGCCGATCAGGTCGCCCCGAGGATGGACCCGGACCTGGTGGAGGAACACATCTCCTTCACGCTTCCCAGCGGAATCAAGTTCTCTGGGCGGCTCGACCTCTCCACGAAGGACGGGCGAATCAAGGATGTGAAAACCGCAGGTCGCTCCAAGAGCCAGAAGGAAGTCGACGAGTCCCTTCAGGGCACTCAATACTACGCCCTCTACCGCGCCCTCAAGGGAAAGGATCCGAGCGGCTTCGACCTCGAAGTGCTGGTCGATCTCAAGACACCGAAGGTCCAGACGCTCGCGTCGACGCGCACGCGCCGCGACATGGAGGTGCTCGTCAACCGCGCGAACATCATGCTCCGATCAGTGCAGGCGGGGCTCTTCGCGCCGGCCGCGGTGGGGTCTTGGAATTGCTGCGCGAAGTGGTGCAATTTTTGGAGTACATGCCCATTCGTTAACAGTGAGCGCATGGCGGCTTCCGCCAAGCTCGAGGATTGAGAAAGGAGAATCGGATGGCCAACGGCAAAGGCACCAGCGTCGCAACCCCGCTCCCCGACAGCCAGGACATGCCCTCGGTACCGGGGGAGATCCTCGCGCAGGGCAAGGCGCTTCAGAGGGCGGGTACGCCGTTTGTCACGGCGATCAGCGTCCAGAAGCCGCGCGACCTCGACAAGATCGTCAAGGCGATGGATCGCGAGGCGGAATACGCCGGGGATTCCTTCTACTACCACTGGGTCGACAAGAAGGGAAACTTGATCGAAGGCGCTTCAATCGGTCTCGCCAACAGCCTCGCCCGCGAGTGGACGAACTGCGCGCTCACGGTCGACTTCCAGGAGACCGACGAGACCTTCATCATCACGCCCCGGTTCATCGACATCGAGAAGGGCTTCCAGAGCGAGCGGGTCTACCGCCAGCGGAAGAACGTGGTGGCGGGGAACTTCGATCCGGACCGCAAGCTCGACATGGCCCTCCAGATCGGCCAGTCAAAGGCGATCAGGAACGTCATCGTGAACGCCGTCCCGCGGTGGCTCGTCGAGCGGGCGATCGATAAGGCCAAGGCCGCCGTCGTGAAGGGCATCGACCCCAAGAAGCTCGGCGAGCTCAAGAGCGAGATCGTCGCCACGTTCAAGGGCTACGGCGTGAGCCAGGAGCGCCTCGTCGAGCGGTCCAAGCGCCCTCTCGCCGAGTGGACCACGCGCGACATCGCCGAGTTCCGCGGTGACATCAAGGCGCTGCAGAACGGCGAGATTACGATCTCCGAACTCTTCCCGCCGCTTGAGCCCATGGCACCCTCCGGGCCCGTCAAGCTGGACGACGCGCTCGCGGCGAAGGCGGTGCAGGAGACGACCCCGAAGGCGGGCGCGCTGAAATGCGTCCGGCCGAACTGCGCCTTCAGCACCGACGACTCCCAGGCGATGGCCGACCACCAGGCGGGCGTCCACGGCAGCGGCACAGTGGAACGCCCATCGAAATCGCAGACCCCGCCGTCCGCAACCGGGGCCGGCGGACTCTTCGGGTAGGGTAGCGCTTCCAAGCGCGTCCCTGAACGTGGGCCGCTCGTCGCCTGAACGTGCGGGCGAACGGCCCGGTGTGGGGACCTGCGGAAGGAGGATCGAATGAGGATCGTCACGAAAGGCCTGAAGGCGCGCGACCACGAGCTCGAGCTCGGGCGGCTCACGGTGCTCGTGGGACCGAATGGATCTGGCAAGAGCACGGTGTCGGACGCCCTGCGCTTCGCCGCGCTCGGCTACGTGCCCGCGTTCGGCAAGCGCCCGGTCGACACCGCGGCGCTCATGGCGGGGGACTCGCTCTCCGTCGACGTCTCGCTCGAGGGCGGCAAGGCGTTCCGCCGCTCGATCGACCGCCGGGAGAAAGGCTACGTCGCCGGCGCGGAGGCCTCGTGGCTCCGCAACTGCAAGCCGTCCGAAGCTGGCAAGGAGATCGTCGGGCTCTTCGGCGACGAGGAGCAGGACGCCGCCGAGTGCCTCGACATCCGCCAGCTCCTCGCGGCGACCCCGAACCAGCGGGCCGCGCGGATCGAGCAGCTCCTCGCCGCCGGGGCCATGCCCCCCGCCGAGAAGGCGAAAGCCGTCGCGCGCCTCACCGTCCAGCGCCTCCTCGACCTCCCCGACGAGCGGATGCCTGCCGACTACGCGAAGGCCCTCCCGATGGTGGCCGAGAGCCAGATGACCGTGCTCAAGATCGTGGCCCCCATGCTGGAAGCCAAGGTCCGGGACGCGGGCACGGCTGGCGCGATCGCGTGGGCGAATGAAGCCAAGCGCGAGGCGGCCACGGGCCTCCGCCAGAAGGAGCAAGCCGAGAAGGAACTCCGGACGCGGCTCGCCGACATCACGAAGTCGGACCCCGCGGAGATCGGCCGCCTCGAGATGCTGAGGGGCGGCCTGGAGCGCGAAGCCGGTGCCGCCTCCGAGCGGGAGCGGATCTACTGGGACAAGGCGGCGCGGATTGAGCGGGCGAAGTCCGAGTGCCAGCAGACCCAGAAGGCGGCCGACAGCGCCATGGCGGCCCTCACGGAAGCCAGGCGGGTCCAGGACGCGGAGACCTCCCGACTCGAGAAGGAGTCGGCCGAGGCCACGGCGGGGCTCGCCAACCGGAAGCAGCCCACGGAGCCGGACGATTCCGAGGCGAGAGCAGCCGAGGTCGAGTGCGACCGCCTCGCGGCGGAGGCGGATGAGATCACGCTCCCGGAGGTGCCGTCCACGCACCAGGAGCAGTACGCCGTCCAGGGCCTCGAGGCGGATCTCCAAGAGGCGAAGGCTTCCCCGTGGGCCCCGATCATCCAAGCGGCCACCGAGATCCACGTCTACGTGACCGACACCGAACGGAAGCTGACGGCCGCGGACAGGGACTTCATCGACCACGTAGCGACCCGAATCGCCAAGCTGGCCAGATCGCAGTCCACAGATCCTGAGCAGATCGGGGAGGCGCTCGGCAAGGCCAAGGATGCCCTCCAGAAGGCCATGCTGCGAAGGGACGAGGCAGAAGCCGCGCTCGCCGCCGCAGAGCGCCAGAAGGACGCCCTGCGCGCCCAGGCCGCGGCCAAGAGGCGAAGGGCGGCAGAGATCAGGGGGGCGCTGGCGGCCACTTGGCGGGAAGCCGTCGAGCGCCACCGGACCGCGCACGACGACCTCATGCACCGCTTCCGGGCGGCGGAAGACGCCCTGAAGGCCATCAAGGGCACCATCGCCAGTGCGGAGGATGGGGCAACCCGCACGGGCAAGGCTGCTGCCGGACTGGCAGGGGCCCTCTCCGGGATGGGACCCCTCGGGGAGCCGCCCCCCGCCGCCGATGCCCTGCGGACCAAGCTCGCCGACATCACGGAGCTGCTGGCGCGGGAACTCTCCGCCCAGGCGGCCCGCCGGGAGCTCGAACGCATCCTGAAGGCGATCGACGACTGCAAGGCCGAGCGGGACGTCAACGCCGCGATCGAGTGGGCACTACAACGCCAGCGCGACCGCGAGATCAGCGACGCGGGCGGCCCCCTCATGCGGACGCTCGGCGACTACCTGAAGGCGGCCGGGAGGAGCGAGCGGCCCTACATCCGGGCGGGCGCCGGCGCCTGCGAGATCGGGTGGGCCACCCCCGCCGGCGCCGAAGTCTCGGTCCAGGCGCTCTCGGGGGGCGAGTGGGCGCTCTTCGCGGCGGGGCTCACGGCTGCAGTGGTCCTGATCCGCAGGAGCGTTCTCAAGATCCTCCTCGTTGAGGCTGGCGAGACGGACGACACGACGCTCGCCCAGATCCTCGCCGGGGTGGGATCGCTCGCGGAAGGGTTGACCGCCGCGATCGTCATGACGCCCAGAGCCCCGCGCGCTGCAACCGCAGGCTGGAAGGTGGTCGAGATGGCCGAGGCGAGAGAGACTGCGAAGGCGTGAACATCCCCATCAACGAGATCCTCGTGGGCGACGCGCTCGAGCGGCTCCGGGAGCTGCCCGACGAGTCGGTCCACTGCTGCGTAACGAGTCCTCCATACTGGGGGCTCCGGCGCTACCTCGACGCCGGCCACCCCGACGAGGCGAAGCAGATCGGCCTCGAGGCCTCGGTGGGCGAGTACGTCGACCGCCTCGTCCAGGTCTTCCGCGAGGTCCGGCGCGTCCTCCGGAGCGACGGCACCTGCTGGATCAACCTCGGAGACTCCTACGTCGACGGCGGCCGCGGACAGGACCTCAAGTCCACCCTTGAGGGCACGCGCTACAACCAAGCGGAGTGCCGGCAGGTCCGCGTGCGCGAGTCGGCGAAGACGGGCCTCCGCCCGAAGAACCTCATGGGGATGCCGTGGCGCGTCGCCTTCGCCCTCCAGGAGGACGGCTGGATCCTCCGCATGGATGTCATCTGGGCGAAGAAGAACGTGATGCCGGAGAGCGTCCGGGACAGACCCACGAAAGCCCACGAGTATATCTTCCAGTTCGCAAAAGACGAACGGTACTTCTACGACCACTGGGCGATCGCGGAGCCCCAGGAGGAGCAGGAGCGCACCCGGCGCCTCCTGGATCAGACGGCCGGGGCGCGGGCGACCTACAACCTCCACCGCGATCGAGAGCACGGTGCGCCACCTGGTGACGCGCCTCCGGGGGCATCCGGCGCCGTCAGATCGGCGGCCGCGCGCCAGGCCCTCGCCCTCAAGGGCACCCGGAACGCCCGGAGCGTCTGGTGGATGCCGACCGAGCAGTTCACCTCCGATTACTGCCGGGCCTGCCGGCGGTACTTCGATCGACGTCCGGAGGCCTGCCCCTGCGGTGCGAAGGACCGATGGCTGACGCACTTCGCCACCTTCCCGCAGGAACTCGTCGAGCGTTGCATCCTCGCTGGCACGAGCGAGCGCGGCTGCTGCGGGACCTGCGGGGCGCCGTTCGTTCGCATCGTCCAGCCGAGCTCGGCCTACGCCAAGCTGCTCAAGGAGAACGAGGGCCGCAACCACTCCGGAGAACTGGACGAGACCTTGAGCGGCAGATATGGCTCGGCGATGCAGGAGCACCCACGGGTGGCGGCCGATTATGAGAGCCGCGGATTCGAGGCCTCCTGTCCGCACGGGCCCCGGCGCGTGAACGGCAAGGCGCGGGACGGGCTCGGCGACAGGACCGCAGGTCTCGCGGGCCAAGCGTGGCAGGATTGGAAGGACGCCAACCCGTCGATCGACAAGGGCTTTGACCGCGCCTGCGCCAACAAGGACTCGCCCCCCCCCACGCCCGCGGTAGTGCTCGATCCGTTCATGGGCGCCGGCACGACCGCCCTCGTTGGGCTCAAGGCCGGGCGCCACTTCATCGGCATCGAGATCAACGGCGAGTACGCTGACATGGCCATGAAGAGGATCGCCCCCGAACTCCAGCAGGGGAGGCTCGTCTGATGGGACGCTTCGATGTGGCGAAGGAGCTGTGGGCGATCAGGAGTGCCCTGAACAGCCATGACCCCGGCTTCACCGTGCCGATGTACCGCGCGGTGATCCGCCGTCTCGCCAGGTATTTCGACACGGAGGAGAGCATGAGGACTCTGCTCTGGAGTCTGCGGCGCTTCAGGAACGAGGCGATGCGCCACGACGCGAAAGAGGCTGGAGAGTGATGGGCGCCGCGCGGAAATTGGTCGCCGCTGATCTCTTCTGCGGCGGGGGCGGCTTCTCGAAAGGCTTCGCGCTCGCGTGCGAGGACCTCGGGATCAGGAACATCCGCCTCATCGCGATCAACCACTGGAAGGCTGCGGTCGACGTCCACCGCGTGAATCACCCGTGGGCCGAGCATCACTGCTCGCGTGTCGATCAACTCGATCCGCGAAAGCTCGTGCCAGAAGGCAGGATGAAGATCCTGATTGCCTCGCCTGAATGCACGAACCACGCCAACGCGCGCGGCGGCCGTCCGATGAACGATCAGTCGCGCGCCACCGGATGGGACGTGGTCAAGTGGGCCCAGGAACTCTACATCGAAACCATCCTCGTCGAGAACGTCCGGGAGATCATGGAGTGGGGGCCGCTGGGTGCCGATGGCTGCCCGCTCAAGTCTAAGAAGGGCGAGATCTTCCGCGCGTGGACGGATGCGATCAGGAAGTGCGGGTATCGCCTGGAGCACCGCATCCTGAACGCCGCCGACTTCGGAGGCGCCACGACGCGGCAGAGGTTCTTCCTCATCGCGCGGCGCGGCAACCATAGAGTCACCTGGCCGGAGCCGAGCCACTCCAAGGAAGCGGAAAAGACGGGCGACCTTTTCAGGGGCCTCAAGCCCTGGCGCGGGGCGCGCGAGATCATCGACTGGTCGCGGAGGGGCAAAAGCATCTTCAACCGGAAGAAGCCGCTCGCGCGGAACACGCTCGCACGCATCGAAGCGGGGTTGCGGAAGTTCGGCGGCGCGGCGGCAGAGCCCTTCCTTGTGCTGCTCCGCGGAACGCAGGCGTCGCAGGTGAATGGGAGCGCCCACTCGGTCAAAGAACCGCTTCCTACGGTGACGGCTGGCGGCATCCATGCGGGCCTTGTCGAGCCCTTCATGGTGCCCATCGACCAGAAGTCGCGCGGTCCAGGAGGAGCGAGATCGGTAAACGATCCAGTCGCCACGATCATCACGCAACCGAGCATCGCTCTCGTGGAGCCGTTCATCATCACCCCCGGCGGGGCCGACATGGGGAAGGGGCGCTCCGTCAAGGAGCCACTCCCGACCGTGCTCTGCCACGAACGCTTTGCCGTGGTGGAGCCGTTCATCCTCCAGCAACAGAGCGGCGGCGCTCCGCGTTCCACGAAAGAGCCGCTCCCCTCGATCGCCAGCAAGGGCGCGCAGGCCATCGTGCAGCCGTTCATTCTCGCGCCTCTCGGCATCGGCCGCGGGAACGCGCCCCGTTCGGTGGATCAACCGATGCCGACGATCCTGGCGAGCAGGGGCGGAGGTCATCTCGTCGAACCCTTCATCACGCAGGTGAACCACGGCACGAGCAGGAAGCGCAACAACAGCGGCCGAGTGCACAGCGTCCGCGAGCCGCTGGGCACGATCACCACAGAGCGTTCCCACGCTCTCGTCGAGCCATTCCTCGTCAAGTACAACGGCACGGCCAAGGCAGCCGCGATCGACAAGCCCTTGCCCACGGTTACGTCCGTAGAACGACTCGGTCTCGTCGAACCGCAGGCGAACGTCGCTCCGCAGCAGGTCCTGATCGACATCCTCTTCCGGATGCTCGAGCCCCACGAACTCGCCCGCGCGATGGGCTTTGAGGGCTACGAGTTCAAAGGGACGAAGAAGGACCGCGTGAAGATGATCGGGAACGCCGTCGAGGTGAACACGGCGAAGGCGCTCGTGAAGGCGATCCTGGAGAACCCATGAGCACCTCCCCGAAACGCCCGCTCGCCGAGATGGAGGCGAAGGCCCTCGCGCTCATCGAGAGCCTCCGCTCAAGCTGCGAAAGGATCGAGGTTGCGGGCAGCATCCGGCGGCGGTGCGCGATGGTGGGCGACATCGAGATCGTCGCCATCCCGCGAATGCTTCCCGTGCCAGAGCTGTTTGTCGGTCAGACGAGTAAGCGAAACGCGCTTTGGGAGACGCTCGACGCCATGGAGCCGCAGTACGTCAAGCGCGGCGAGAAGTACAGGCAGGCGCTCATCGACGGGGTGACAGCGGACCTCTTCACGGCCACGGCAGAGAACTTCGGGCTGATCCATCTCATCCGGACCGGCTCGGCCGACTTCTCGCGGCACGTCGTGACCCAGCTCCGCACGCAAGGCTACTGCTCGGATGGCGGGAAGTGCTATCGGCTCGCCGACGGCCAGCCAGTCGGCGACCCGATCAGCACGCCCGAGGAAGGCGAAGTGTTCCGCCTTGCGGGGATGCTCTATGTCGAGCCGGAGAAGAGGAGCCTCTGATGTTCGTCTGCTGCAAAAAGACCGAGACCGGATGCAAGGGCGTTCCCGATTGTAAGTGCGAGTGCTCCGGCTGCGGCGACGAATGGGAGCGCTACATCCAGCCGAGCGAGAGCGACGAAGCCGGACCAAGCCCCGAGGAGTGTGGCGACGACGAGATGCTTGAGGAAGAAGCATGAAAACCGGCCGCATCCACGCCGCAGGGCTCGACTCTCCCCGCCTCCAAGCGGTCCTCGGGGCGCTCCGTGAAGCGGGCGCGCGGGGGCTCACCACGCGGGACCTCATCGCCAAGACCGGATACTGCGCGGTCAACAGCATCGTGGACGAACTGCGAGAGCATGGGCTCAAGATCGCGTGCGGGTACGAGCGCACGACGGGGCAAGGCGGCAGGGTTTACCGTTACACGCTGGTCCTGGAGAGCGCGAGGCAGGGGGAGCTGTTCGGGTGACGACAACGACGGTGAAGGAGCGCCCGATCCTCTTCTCCGGGCCGATGGTCCGCGCCATCCTCGAAGGCCGGAAGACGCAGACGCGGCGGGCGATGAAACCTCAACCGATCGAGAACGGCATCAAATACGACGCCGAGGCGCTGGAAATCATCTGTCACGATGACGACTTTGCCCCAAGCGAGTATCTCTGGACTGGCGAACCGCGCGTGCAGTGGCCGATCTTCTGCCCCTACGGCCAGCCCGGCAACCGACTCTGGGTGCGAGAGACCTTCTGGAAAGATCAAAGCGGCGGGGTCTGGGGCTACCGCGCCGATGGAATCGACTGGCCTCCATCGAACTACTTCGGTAAGGGAATGCCGAGCATCTTCATGCCTCGCTGGGCGTCGCGGATCACGCTGGAGGTCACGGGCGTCCGCGTCCAGCGGGTGCAGGAGATCAGCGAAGAGGACGCCGAGGCCGAGGGCATCTTCAACGAGAGCGGGCAGCACCTCTGGAATTGTGATTACCAAAACTTCCACCCCGATCAACCGTGCAAATGTGGACAGCGCTCGCCACAAGAGGAGTACGGGAAGCTGTGGGACTCGATCAACGCCAAGCGCGGCTTCGGCTGGGACAAGAACCCGTGGGTGTGGGTGGTCGACTTCCGGAGGCTCGCATGAAGAAGCCCCGAGCTGCCAAGCTCCCCGACGTCCAGATCGCCTGCCCAAAGACGGCGGCCATGATCGCGGCGTCGACCGGGAAGACCCGGCGCGCGTGGGCGAGCCTGCTCGGTGCGGCCGAGAAGATGGCGGCCGAGGACAAGTCCTTTCGCGACACCGACAACATCGTCCGGAGGATCAGGGAGAGGGCGAGGAGGAGAAGATGAATCGACAGGAGGTCATCCTCTGCGAGGACTGCACGATGGGGATGCACGAAAACTGCATCCCGCTCGCCGTCATCCTCGAGAAGCTGTCGGAGCGCCCGGAGAAAAAATGAAACCTGGCCCTCGTGCCGCATCGGGTGTGTGCTCGGCCTGTAGCCGAGGGACATGCAGAAGGCCGGCGCGGCGCGAGGGCATTTTATAGGAGGATCGTCGCATGAGCAACCCGGAAAAGGCAAAGCAGGCCCGGCTCCCCGGCATGGTCCCGAAGAAGATCGCGGAGATCCAGGACGCGGCGGAGGCGTTGCGCGAAGTCCGCACCGAGCGGATGGAGCTCGGCGAGCGGGAGGAGAAGGCCCAGAGCGAGCTCGTCGAGATCATGAAGAAGCACGGCGTGAAGCGGTACGCCATCGACGAGGAGTACGAGGCCCTGGTCGAGAGGAAGGAGCGGGCCTACGTGCGGAAGATCAAGCGGAAGGCCAGGGCCAAGGACGACTCCGCCGGCGGGGGCAAGGCCGCGGCCGAGTAGCCTGGCCTTGGGGAGGGGGCTTGCATTTTCGGCGTGGTGTGATAGACTCATGACGCTTGCTCACGGTACTGTACTTCGAGAAAACGGCGGCGCTCTCCAGCCACGTCTAAACCCGTGGGCAAGCCTGGGGAGCGTCCGCTCTTTCGCGGAGCATGCGATGAGACGGCGGAAGAACCCACGCAGACTTATCAGGAGAGATGGCCGAATCTATCTGGAGATTCACCCCCATGAGATTCTGCGCCGCACAAAGAAGGGTGATGCCTGTTGGGAGTGGACGGGTCCGATTAACGGGAGTGGTTACGGTTACCTGACGTTTACGGTTGGCGCCCATAGGCTCTCATTTGCCCTTGAGAGAGGGGAAATCGAGCCTGGTAAGCATCTCGACCACACTTGTAGAAATCCGAAGTGCGTGCGTCCGAATCATCTTCAGGAAGTTACCCCCGTAGAGAATGTGCTTCGCGGGCAATCTTTGATCGCTCTGAATAGACTGAAGACGCGATGTATTCGTGGCCATCTTCTCTCTGGCAACAATCTGAGAATGAAGAAACGGAAAGGCCGTGCAGATTGGAGAGCGTGCCGTCACTGCCAGCGCGAGGCGATGACGAGATATAACGAACGCCTCGCTGTAAAGGAAGGGCGGGAATATAAGCCGCTTCTGCTGAAGAGAGTCAGCTATGCGGAATAGGATTGTGTTGGGGATTGACCCAGGCACGGTCTATCTTGGGTTTTGCGCCCTCACCACCAACAGCAAGGGCCAGCCCGAGGTCCTCGACGGAAAGGTGGGGGCGGTCCACCTGAAGGGCCGCCTCCACTTCCGTCTCATGTGGCTCGGCGATGCGGTCGAGAAGCTGCTCAAGAGCTTCAACGGCCGCCCTCTCGACTGCGTGGTGGAAAAGGCCATCGTGTGGCGGGGCAACCTCTCGACCATCGCCCTCGCCGAGGCAAGGGGCGTCATTCTGGCCTCCGTCGCGCGCGCCGGGGCACGACTACACGAATACCACGCCAGCTCGATCAAGAAGGGCCTCACCGGTCGCGGGAACGCGACGAAAGAGGACGTGGCCGACATGGTCCGCAGGATCCTCGGGCCCGCCGTCTCCGAGGACCTCCCGCTCGACGCGACAGACGCCGCGGGGCTCGCGATCTACCACATGGACAGGAGAGGCGACGTTGGTTCGGCTGACAAACAGGAGGGCGCTTGACAAACGGGAATCTGCGGAGTATTCTTGCCTTTGGAGACAGCGCCCCATGAGAGCTTCGCGCCCCACCTCGCCGCCAGTGTCAAGCGCTGTCTCCAAACACGTCTGGCACGGGCGAGGCCGGGCACGAGGCTCTGGAATAGGAGAGAGAGCGTGGCGGCAGAGATCCCAGACGGAGCCGTTCTAGTCGCGCGGGCGATTCTCAACTCGAGTCTTTGGATGATGCGCTCGGACGACTGCAAGGTGGCCATCACCTGCATCGCGCTGGCCAACTGGAAGGAGAGGAAGTGGTTCGACGGAAAGAAAGAGATCGTCATCATGCGGGGCCAGTTCGTCCGCTCAAGGGAGGAGCTGGCGACAAGTTGTGCGCTGTCGGTCCAGCGGATGAGGACTTCGATCGCTCACCTTGAGAGATCGGGATTTCTAACCCGTAAATCAACCAAGACCTATACCCTTTATACCGTGCCCAAATACGACTTCTATCAGCGTCTAGGAAATTACAGCGACTCGGCCAACCCGGAAACCAACCCACAACTAACCCACAAGCAACCCACGCCCAACCCACGCTTAACCACAAACAAGAAAGGGAAGAAGGGAGAAGAAGGGAAAGAAGACGGGCCACCTCCCTCTGACGGGATACACAAGAAGCGCGAGATCAACCCTCTCCTGGATTGGAGGTGAATATGTACCGGCACGAATTCGACGCCGAGGCCAAGAGGCTCTCCGTCATCACGGGAAAACCTTGGGACGAAGTAGAGGCCAATCTCCGCAGCCTCTGGCTGAACGAGGTCTACAAACTGATTGCCCGATTGAACGTCGACCAATGCAGGCAGGTCATCGACAGCCTCATCGCCACTCAGAAGGAAAGGAAACTCCCGACCCCAGGAACGGTGGTGGCCGAGATGCAAAGGCGCTATCCGATCATCACGAACTCTACGAAGTACGAACCGATGTCCCAAGAAGAGCACATCGGACGTTCCTTGGTGATGATCCGCGAGATGAGCCCGTGCCATGCTCGTTACGTCATTGAGCAGGAAGTCGAAAAAAGGCGCGTGAAGTTCGAGCCCGAAGTTCTCAGCGCACTCGTGCTAAGGGCTGGCGATGAAGAGGACTCTACAGAACCGCGGGCCGAGTCACCAACAGTAGCCGCGCGTCCAGACGTGTCCGACCGCGTGGACGCCCAGCGACGCGCGGCCGGCGAGAAGGAGGATTGAGATGGAGGCGGGCCAGGTGAAGTTCTTCGACAACGTGAAGGGCTTCGGCTTCATCCGGGCGAACGGGGTCGACCAGGACGTGTTCGTGCATTTCAGCGCGATCGTCATGAAGGGCAGGCGCACGCTCCTCGCCGGTCAACGCGTTGATTTCGAGATGGTGCGGGGCGACAAGGGCCTCTACGCGAAGAACGTCGTGCCGGGGGAGACGTGCCCCGTCCAGACCGAGCAAGGAGCCTGATCCATGCCGTTCGAGCTGAATGACCTCGGCCTTATGCACGTCCTCCTCCACTCCGAGCGCCCCGTAGTGGTCGCGTTCGTCAGCCATCTCTCGGTGCCATGCGACCACTTCGCGCCGGAGTTCCAGTCGGTGGCCGAGGAGATGGTGGCCATGGCGCGCTTCTTCACCATCGACGGTCTGGAGAATCCAACTGCGGTGGGCATCCACGGGGTAGAGGATCTGCCGACGACGCAACTCTTCGTGGGCGGGAAACGCCGCGGGTTCTGGATAGGCCCCTACGCCAGGGAGGCCCTCGGCGAGCGCCTCGCGAAGGCGATCCTCGAGGCGACGGAGAAACCGTGAAGACGACCGCGAACGAGAAGCTGCTGGCCGACGCGCAGTTCCGGGAAGCCAGGCTCGACCAGCGAATGCCGGAAGTGACATACGGGAGTGCCGAGTACTGGAGGAGCGTGGCCGAGCTCTGCGCTGTGCGCCGTGAGATCCTCGCCCTCGAGCGGACGATCGCGCTTCAGCAAAGGAAGCCTGACTTCGAGGCCTCGCGGTCCGGCCGCGTACTGCTCGTTTGCCCGCTCCACTCGAAGCCGGGGGTCATCATCACCGCCATCCTGAAGCCGGGCGCGCGCGGGGAGACCGTCGCCGTGTGCCCCCGCTGCATCGAGGATGGAGGAGAGATCCGCAGGCAGAGAGGGCTTGAACTCTTGAAAGACGGGCAGCGCCCATGACCCTCGGGCGTGGTATGATTTCCTGACGATGGCCCAGCCGATCGCGACCACCAGCCGCCGGGCCCGCTTCGCCGAGCTCTACGCCCGCTACGGCAACGGCAAGAAGGCGGCGCTCGAGGCGGGCTACGCCCCGAAGTATGCCGACAAGGCAGGGAGCAGGCTTCTCCGTGATCCGAAAGTCCAGTGTCTCCTGCGGGCCAGCGTCATCGACCGGGACATCCACGCGAACGAGACGTACAAGAATCTGATCTCGGTGGCGAACGCGTCGCTCGTGCTGCTGGCTGAGGTCATTCAGAACGTGCTCATCGAGCCGCGCGAGAAAGCCCTCATCATCGAGACCGCGGGCCGGCAGCTCGAGCGGCTCGCCAGATGCGAAGGCCTCATGCTGCCGGCCGAGGCGGGCGAACGCAACCGAGGATCGAACCTGCAGATGATCGTCCAGATCCTGAACGGGAAGGCTGTCGAGCCCGGCAGGCTGCCCATGAAGCTGATCGAGGTTCTGCCCGGCCCGCCCGTCTCGCCTGCGCCGGAGCCTGCGAACGGCGCCGGCGGGAACGGGGGCAACAGCAGCAACGGCCACGGCACGAACGGGGACTGGAAGTCCATCACCGAGGAGGGAACGAACGGTGCATGAGCCGACCGAGGCGGAGCTCGAGCTCTGGCGCAACGTTGCCGAACCGGGGAAGGGCGCGCGCTTCTTCATCGAGCAAGTTCTCGGCGAGACCTTGGACGAGCAGCAGAAGCCCATCGTCGACGAGTTCGATCAGCACCGTTCGATCGTGGTGACGTCGGGCCATTCGAGCGGAAAGGACTTCCTAGCCGCGCGCCTCGCCCTGCGGTACCACGTCACGTTCTACCCCTCGATCGTCATCACCACCGGCCCGAGCCAGCGCCAAGTCGAGCAGATCGTGTGGGGGGAGATCCGGGCGGCGTACAAGAAGGCGAAGTATCCGATCGGCGGCGAGCTCCTCCCGGAGGCGCCGAAGCTGAAGAGCGGCCACCCGCACCACTACATGATCGGCTACACCGCCGTCGACGCCGACGCCTTCCAGGGCGTCCACGCGCCGAACATCCTCATCATCGTGACTGAGGCCCAAGGGGTGCAGCAGAGACTCTGGCAGGCCATCAACTCCCTCATGACGGCCGAGGGAAACGCCAAGCTCTTCGTCTTCGGCAACCCGATCTGCGAGCCGGACAACGAGTTCGCCGCGATGCTGACCCGCAAAGCTGATCGCTTCAAGTGCTTCCGCTTGGACAGCAGGAAGTCGTCCCACTGCTCGAAAGTCTGGATCGACGAGATGCGGGCCGAGTACGGGGAGGAGTCGCCTGTCTGGCTCGCGCGCGTCGAGGGCATCCTGCCGGACACGATCGCCGACACGCTCATCCCGATCGCGTGGATCGAGCGGGCCTACGACCTCTGGCGTTCCGGCGAGCGCGGGACCGGCCCCGACACGATGGGCCTTGACATCGCCCGCTTCGGATCGGATGAGACGGTCGACGTGCGGGGAGACGGGCTCCGCTTCAGGGTCGAGCGCGTCGTCCAGGGCCAGGACCTCATGCAGACCGCGGGGCACGCCAAGGCCGCGATCAACGCCGGCATCGAGCCGAAGAACGTCCGCGTGGACGACACCGGCCTGGGGGGTGGCGTGACGGATCGGCTGCGCGAGCAGGGGCACATGGTCTCGGCCATAAACTTCGGGGCCTCGGCGACCGACGAGGAGAAGCACCTCAACGCGAGGACGGAACTCTTCTGGAGCCTGCGCGAGCGCTTCCGGGAGGGCACCATCGCGATCGACCCCGCCGACAGAAAGCTCTTGCGGGACCTGTCGGTCCTGCGGTACAAGATGACTTCGAAGGGCCAGCACAAGCTCGAGGAGAAGGCAGAGGCGAAGCGCCGGCTCGGCTACAGCCCGGACAGGGCGGACGCGCTTGCTCTCGCGGCTCTGCCGGCGGACATCGCCGAACGACTCGCCCGCGGATCGAAGCCTGGATGGGGCTTCCTCGAGCTCGCGCGGCGGGCCTCGAAGGCGAAGGCCATCCCGGAGTCGACGCTCAAGGCCGCGGTGGGCGCGCGGGCGGCGACGGAGATCCCCGGGGCTGCAGAAGTTCTGGAGGGAGAACATGGTCGACGACAAGCAGGCGCAGGCGCTGGTGCCATCAACAAGGCCATCGCCGAAGAGTGGCGCAGCGTCTGGAACCAGCGGCCGTAGGCCGGGCCCCCTCATCCGCGCCATCGGAGGCCTCGCCAAGTTCGGCGAGAGAGTGGGCTTCCTCTCGAGCTCCGACATGTCCCGGTTCAGCGATGTCTTCCTCGGGAGCGAGCCGTGGTTCTCGCCTGGCCTTCCGCTCCAGCCCAAGCGCGCGGACGGAGAGCCCCCGAAGAAGTTCCAGTTCCAGCCCGGCTACAACATCGCGATGCAGCCGCGCTCGACCGAGGAGATCACCTTCTCCCAGCTCCGTGCGCTCGGTGACTACACGTTGGTCAGGGTCATCATCGAGCACATCAAGAAGCTGATCAAGGGCCACGAGTGGGACATCGTGCCGGAGGATCGGTCGAGCGCGATGGTCTACCAAGAGGAGATCAGCTTCGTCAAGACCTTCCTCGAGAAGCCGGACAAGCGCAGCTCGTGGGACGAGTGGGTCGGCCAGGTCCTCGAGGATCGGTTCGTCCTCGACGCGGCCTCGATCTACAAGCACCGCGACATGGCCGGGCGGCTGTGGGCGCTCGAGGTGGTGGACGGCGCGTCGATCAAGCCGCTCTCCGATGAGCGCGGCTTCGAGCCTGTCGCGACCGTGGGCTACGAGGAGGTCCCCGCCTACCAGCAGTTCCAGTTCGGCGTCCCTTACTGCAACCTCAACCGCTCGGACTTCATGTACCGGCCCTACAACAGGAGGTCCCACAAGTTCTACGGGTTCGGCGAAGTCGAGCAGATGGTCATCATCGCCAACATGGGGATCAGGCGCGAGATCTACAACCTCGCCATGTTCAGCGACACGAACATCCCGAAGGGCCTCGCCGGCGTGCCGGAGGACTGGGGCCCGGAAGACATCAAGGGCTTCGAGCAGTGGTTCAACTCGACGCTCTCAGGGAACCCGCAGGACCAGGTGAAGATCAAGTTCCTCCCGAAGGGCTTCGACCTCACGAAGTGGCACGACGAGGAGATCTTTGGCCTGTTCAACAAGTGGGACGAGTGGCTGGCCCGGATCTCCTGCTTCACGTTCGGGATCTCCCCGATGGCGTTCATCCAGCTCACCAACCGGGCCGTCGCGCAGGAGATGGGCGACGTCGAGGCTGAGGGCGGCGTGGGCGCGGCGAAGCTCTTCATCGAGCGGATCGTCAACGAGATCGTCCGCGACGAGTTCCAGATGCCCCACCTGCGGTTCAACTGGATCACCGACCGCTCGCGGATGACCGAGAAGCGGGTGCATCGGAACGTCGAGTACAAGAAGGCGGGCATCTTCACGGCCAACGAGATCCGCGAAGAGGAGGGCCTCGATCCGCGGCCGGACGGCGAGGGCCTCACGATGCAGGCCGCGGGTGCCGGAGGCGGTGCAGGCGGAGGATTCGGCGGATTCGGTGGAGGTGTTGAGTCCGGCGGCGTTGCCCCCTACGAGAGCACGCCGTACGAGCTCGCGCTCATGCGCTGCCAGGTCCAGGAGCTCGACAAGTGGGAGCGGTTCGCGACAACGAGGATCGGCAAGCCCGCTGCCGGGAAGTTCTCCTGCGACTTCCTGCCGGACGCCGAAGCGAGCGAGATCCGCGCCGAGATCGAGAAGGCCGACACCGCCGAGCGCCTGCAGTTCATCTTCGACAGCCGGCGCCGGAAGCGCCAGCCCGTTCGGCTCGCGCCCCCTGCGGCGCGCGACGCGGCCCATCATTCCGGAGACCTCGCGCGGGCCCTCCGCCAGGTGCTGGAACCGGAAGCGTCGAGGATCGCAGGCAAGGCCGCTTCCCAGGAGTCGGACGTGAGGAAGGGGGACAGGGTGTCGATGACGCTCCCGATGATCAGGCTCGAGCCGACGATCAACATCCAGCCTGCGGAGATAAAGTTCAGCCCGCAGATCCACCTCGCAGCGGCCCCGGCGCCGAACGTGCAGATCGAGAACCTGATCAAGGTGGAGAAGCCGGAGCCCACCGTCGTCAACATCGCCGTCGAGAAGCAGGACGTCCCAAAGGTGGAAGTCCACAACGTCGTGCCGCCCGCCCCCGCGCCGGTGGTCAAGGCGTTCGAACCCACACGTCCACCGCGGAAGAGGACGAAGTTCATCGTCAAGCGCGACCAGTACGGAAACATGGACGAGATCGTGGAGGTCGACGCCTGATGGCCTTCGTCTCTCAGGGAACGTTCATGAGTCAGGCCAATAAGACGGCCGGTCTCACTTGGCTCTCTACCACGGAGGCGGCGATCAATGTCGGTGACTTGCTCATCCTAGTCATCGCCAAGGACAACGCATCGACGACCGACGGGGAGACGAGCGAGGTCGAGTCCATCAGCGTCGGGTTGAACGTGCTCCTCAAGGTCAAGGAGTTCTGCAACGGCCAAGGCGGGGCCAATGCGGGCGCGGTCGTCTCCGTCTGGGCCAAGCAGAACGCGACGGCGGAGGTGTCGGGAGCAACCGTCACCATCACCTTCTCATCCAGCATCGCGGCCAAGGCGGCGACGGGCTGGCGCTTCACGATGGACAATGCGAAGCTCTTGACTCTGGAAGCGTCCGGCGTCCTCGCCAACGACGGCGTGGACGCGGGTGCGATGACGCTCTCCGGCATGGTCTCGCGGGAACACCTCATGATCCGCGGCGGTGCGGTAGAGGCGGCGCTCACGACTTACGGCGTCTCGGTCAATTACACAGCCTTCGACATCACGGGCGCGAACACGACCGGCGGCGGCGCGGCCGCCAACATGGCGGCTCGCGGTGAGTTCAGGATCGTGACTTCGACGTCCGAGACCACGGACCCGACCACGTCGGCCTCCGACCAAGCCTCGGCGATGCTCGCGCTCTACGAGTCAGAACTCAACCTTCCAGTCCTCCAAAGCGTCGAGGGTAGCCTGAAGGGTGCCGACATGGTTCCGTGGACTTCGCTGGGACAGGGTACGATGGTCATGAGAGACCGGGTAGCACCGACATTCGCAGAGAGAAAGGCGGCATAGATGGCGGCGAGCGACGCGAAGGCGACGGCCTACTTCGGAGTCGCGCATCGGCTCTACTACTCCATCATCGGCGCCAACGGGCAACCGCTCACGGGCGCGGCCGGACTGGACAGCGAAGTGAGCAAGGATGGCGGGACTTTCGCGGACTGCACGAATGAAGCGACGGAGATAGCCGTCGCCTCCGGTATCTACTTCCTCGACCTCACGGCGACGGAGATGGAGGCGGACACGGTTGTCATCCAGACCAAGTCAACCGTCGGGATCACCCGCGTCATCACGCTCTACACGGAGACGGGCGTGAGGACGCGGAAGGCACAGGCGGGCGCGGCGGGTACCATCACGCTCGATGCTTCAGCGTCCGCGACGGACGACTTCTACCTTGACCAGCTCGTCGCCATCGTGGGCGGGACCGGCGTGGGGCAGGTCCGCCTCATCTCCGACTACGTGGGCTCCACCAAGGTGGCCAGCGTCGTCCCCAACTGGGTGACGAACCCGGATGCGACGTCGATCTTCCACCTCATCAGAGCGGGCCGCGTGGACATCGCCCAGTGGCTCAACGTGACACCGAACGCCCTCATCACGGGCCGGGTGGACGTGAGCGTTGGCGAGATGCAGGCCGCGGTCGTCACAGCAACGGCCATCGCGGCGGCGGCCATCACCGCGGCGAAGTTCGCGTCTGGCGCGATTGATGCCGCCGCTATCGGTACGGGAGCGATCGACGCAGACGCCATCGCGGCAGCGGCGATCACGGCCGCCAAGTTCGCGGCAGGGGCCATCGACGCGGCGGCCATCGCCACTGATGCGATTGACGCCGACGCGCTCGCGGCTTCCGCCATCGCCGAGATCCAGGCGGGTCTTGCGACAGCGGCGGCAGTGGCGGGAGTCCAGGCCGACACCGACGACCTGCAGACCCGGCTCCCGGTCACGCTCTCCGGCGGGAAGATGCGCTCGCAGGTGGAGGGGCTCGACGCGGACGTCATCACGGCCGCCTCGATCGCGGCGGCTGCCATCGGGGTCTCCGAAGCGCCAGCCTTGGATGTGGCCGTCTCCTCGCGCGCGGCGCCCGGGGAGGCCATGACGCTCACGGCCGGGGAGCGGGACGCGGTCGCATCCGTGCTCCTTGACCTCGCCAACGGCGTGGAAGTCGGCTACACGCTCCGGCAGACCCTCCGGCTCATGGCCGCGGCCGTCGCCGGGAAGGCGTCCGGCGGGCCGGGCGGCACGGTCTTCCGCAACCTGCCCGACTCCGCTGACAGGATCACGTCGGTGGCCGACGCCAGCGGCAACAGGACGACGGTGACGCATTCGCCATGAACTTTTTCGGCGCGAGCTACTGGAAGGCGAACTACTGGCAAGCGAACTACTGGGCGGGTGCCCCCGTGCAGGCTGGCGTCGTAGACGGGGGCGTGATAAGATTCATCCGCACGGCAAGGCGGAAGAAGCGCGAGAAGGAGCTTGAGATTGAACGCCTCCGCCGACGCGAAGAAGAGCAAGCGATCCTGACCCTGATCGCGTCCTTGAGCGCGCGAGACGAGGATGACGATAGCGGGAAATTCTGAGAGGAGGAACGCATGGGCCAGATCATCGAGCGGGAGCACATCAAGGGCTACGCCCAGATCGAGAGGGCGTGCGGGATGCGGATCGCCTTCACGAACGGGTGCTTCGACATCCTCCACCTCGGGCACGTCCGGACGCTCGAGTGGGCGAGGGCGCGGGCGGACGTCCTGTTGGTCGGTGTCAATTCCTCTCCCTCGGTTCGAAGGCTCAAGGGCAACGGCCGTCCGGTCGTGCCGCAGGCCGAGCGCGTGGCGATCGTGGCGGCGCTCGCGTGCGTCGATCGTGCCTGTCTCTTCGATGAGGACGATCCGGAGGCTCTCATCCGGGAGATCAAGCCCGACATCCTCGTGAAGGGCGAGGACTGGAAAGACAAGCTCGTGGCCGGCGCGGAATACGCCGGCGCCGTGATGTTCGCGCCGCTCGTGCCGTGTCTCTCGACCACGCTCAAGCTCCAGGACTGCGCGCAGGCGTGGAGGACGACGCACCGGCCCTCGCTCATCCAGAGGCTCGTGGCGGGGACGATCGGGCGCCTGCTCCCGGGCGGGCGGGAGTGGTAAGGCGGCATGGCCGACCCTGAACGCGAGGAGCGGAAGCGCGCGAAGCAGCGCGTGGTAGACCTCATCGCGCTCATCTACGCCGACGGATACGCTGAAGGCCTTGCCCAGGTGGCCCGCCAGTACGAGATTCAGCGCCTCGTGCCGATCGCCGGCGTGAAGATGCCCTCAGCCCTCGAGGTGCGCATCGACCTCGGGAAGCAGCTCGTCGACCGATACGTCGGACTCGTCGAGAGCCGCGCTGCCGCATCTCGAGTCAAGGGTCTCTCGCCGGAAGAAGTCTACGCGGACCTCCTCGAGTACGCGCGCCGCCTCGCCGACAACAAGGCCGAGCTGATCGCTCAGACCGAGTTCGCGCAGGCCCGCTACGACGCCGCAGGCCACCTCATGGACGAGACGGGCGTCGCCTACGAGTGGCGCTTTCCGCACTTCGAACTCGGGACGCCAGGCCACGAGGAGTGTCCGATCTGCGAGGCCATCCGGGAGGGCTCGCCCTACACGTCCGACCAGGCGGAGAACGAGGGCTATCCGTCGGTGCCGCACCCAAACTGCGATCACGGCTGGGTGCTCGTCCCGAAAGGCGACATCGCAAGGTCGGAGGAGTTCCGGCTGCCCGCGCTCGGCACGGTCCAGTGGCCAGCGTAGACCCCGTGGACCCCGCCTTCAAGAACCGCCGCGGGACGCGCCGCGAGCGCCACGTCTGGCTTCTCGAGGAGATGGGATTCCGGTGGCTCGCGGAAACGCGCGTGTACGTCCACCCCGACACCCCCGGCGCCGTCGTGCGCGAGAACACCTACGGGGCCACGGTCTCGATCGGCAGCTTCCAGAGAGCGGTCCTCAAGATCATGGGTCGCGCGCGAGGCAGGAATCCACGCGCCTATTGACAGGGCGCGCTCCCGGTGGTAGAAACCCTCCAGGGATCGCAAGCTCGCGGGCGCGGAAAGCGAGGGTACAGAAATCGCGCCGGCGGCCGCCGCACTTGAGCAGGACACGTCCCGCGGTCTCATCCTCTCGTTCCCCATCGTCAAGATCGACCAGGCCCGCCGCGAGGTCTGGGGGTACGCAACGACCGAAGATCTTGATGTGCAGAACGAGATCGTCGACTACGACGCCTCGAAGCGCGCCTTCGCCGAGTGGACCGAGAAGATCAACCGCGCCACGCAGGGCAGTTCCCTCGGCAACGTCCGGGAGATGCACGGCCCGAAGGCGGTCGGAAAGCTCATCGCCTACAAGCCCGACGACGCGCGCCGCGGGATCTGGGTGGGCGCCAAGATCAGCGAGTCCTCCGACGGCGAGGATGCGTGGGTCAAGGTCAACGAGCGCGTGCTCACCGGGTTCTCGATCGGAGCCCCGAAGGCCGAGCGGATCATGGAGACGAAAGTCGGCTACGACAAGCCGGTGATGCGCGTCATCGGGTACAACCTCTCGGAGCTGTCGCTCGTCGACAATCCCGCCTGCCCCGGCAGCTTCTTCGCCGACGTGAAAGACGCGAGCGGAGGGGTGCTGGCCCTCGCCAAGGGCGGCGCGCTCGATGCGGTCACGATGACGAACCAGGGCGTGCTCGCCCCGTTCACGGAGGATCCGGAACCGCGCGGGGAAGCGCCGGTATTGAAGTCCCCGGCCCTCGAGCCGAACGCCTACGTCGACGGGAACGGCGAGGTCTGGAAGAACGTCGGAGGCCTCGGCCGGGACGTGACTACGAAGCAGGCCGTCTGGAAGCCGAAGACCCCCGACCAGCGCGAGTGGGTGTCCCAGAAGATCAAGCTGCTCCTCGAGGAGGGGAAACCGCGCGACCAGGCTGTCGCCACCGCGCACTCGATGGGGCGTGAAAAGTTCGAGGACAAGAAGGAGAGCGCCATGGCCTACAAGACCGCCGCAGAACTCGCCGCCGAGCTCGAGAAGGGCAAGAACATCGGCCCCGTCCACCGCCCCGAGGGGAAGTCCCCCGGCGAGCAGACGCCGAAAATCCCGACCGTGGCGAGTCCCGAGCAGGAGAAGACCCCGAAGCCGTCGAAGGCGGCGGAGGCGGGCGGCGGCGTGCCGGGAGACACCGGCGAGACGGTCGCGGTCCCCGACGGCCAGGGCAAGGCGGCCGACGGCTGCCCCGAGCACGGCGGAGGAGGCCAGCCCCACGGAGCCTCGCCCATGCCTGGCCAGCAGCAGCCCCAGCAGTTCCCGCCGGCCGCGAAGCCGCCCATGATGCAGCCTCCTCCGCAACAGCCGCCCCCGCGCTACGGCTACTGCGCCTACTGCGGGACGAAGTTCGCCGCGGCCGAGAGCGAGCCCGCGCACAAGGAGTGCGCCGCCGCGGCGGATGCCGCGGCCAAGGAAGCCGCCGCAGGTGCGGACTCCACGCCGGAAGGCCTCCAGAAGGCGTTCCTGGCCGGCGTCGCCCCCCTCGTCGACGCCGTCAACAACGCGTTCGCCGGACTCCGGAAGGAGTTCACGGCGGAACTGGAAAAGATCAAGGCCCAGCCCACCTCGGGCGGGCCCATGCGCACCGAGCTCCCGGCGGGGATCCGCCCGATCGAGAAGGCCGCGGGAAGCGGCGCGATGGCGGGCGGCATCGGCGGCGAGGAGCACGCGGTGCTCGCGACCCTGGAGATGGCGAAGGCGGCGGGCAACATCCAGCTCGTCGACCAGCTCTCCAAGATGGCGGCCCTCTTCGAGATGAAGAGGGCGCACGGAGGCGGCCGGTAGGCCGTCCCCCAGCGCGGGGCGACCGGCGCAAGAACGGGTCGCGGCGCGGTAACAAACGACAGGAGCAACGACCATGAAACACCTGATCCCCATGGGGGCGATCACGGCGGAGACCCTCGAACTCGCGAAAGCGGCGTTCGGCAGGGGCCCGACGCTCGTCCCCGGCGGCCTGCAGAAGGCCGGCATCAACCTCGCGGAGAACCTCGTCGGCATCAACCTCGAGGCGCCGTCCAAGAAGCTCTTCCCCGTGTACTCCCCGCTCCGGAACCGCGTCAGCCGCAAGGCGGCCGCGTTCGGCGCGACGGCCACGAGCTGGAAGTCCGTCAAGAAGATCAACTCGACCAAGGTCCTCGCGCAGGTCGCGGAAAAGCTCCGGAACGCGAGCGTGACCACCCTCACCGAGGACAGGAGCGCGACCTTCAAGAGCTTCGGCCTGGACGACTTCGTGACCCACGAGGCGCTCGCCGCCTCCAAGGGCTTCGAGGACGTGCGCGCGATGTCCGCGCTGCAGCTTCTCTACGCGGTCATGATCGCCGAGGAGCAGCTCATCCTGGGCGGGAACGTCACCAACATAGGCGCGCCTGCGGGCGTGCCCGCGACCTCCGTCTCCGCCGGTCCCGTCAACTTCGGCGCGGGCACCTACAGCTTCAAGGTCACGGCCATCACGCTCGACGGCCACATCATCGAGGCCAGCGGACGCACCGCGGGCGTCGACTCCGCCGGCGAGTCGCTCGAATCGACGGTCTCCGGTGCTCAGATCGTCGGCGCGGCCGAAAAGGTCACCGTGACGTGGGCCGACGTCAAGGGCGCGGTCAGCTACAACGTGTTCGCCAAGCTCGCGGCCGACCCCCTCTGGACGCTGCAGACCCCGAGGCGCGTCACCACCAACTCGTGGACGAACGACGCCGCCTACGTCATCACGGTCCCGGTCCCCAATGTCGCCGACAAGACCGGCGATGCGCTGGCCTTCGACGGGTTCATCCCCCAGATCCAGCGCAACGTCGATCTCCCGGCCGCGCAGTACATCACGAAGAACAACGGGGTCCTCACGGCCGACGGAGCCAACGGCATCACCGAGTTCGACGATCTCCTCGCGGCCATGTGGAACAACTTCAACCTCGGCCCCACCATGATCCTCGTGAACGCCGCTCAGGCGCGCGACGTCACGAAGAAGATCATCTCCGGCAGCGGGACGCCCGTGTCCCGGATCATGCTCCAGGACGGGGAGCGGAACATCGTGGGGTCGCTCTACGTGGGCAGCTACCTCAACAAGTTCGCCAGCTCGTTCGCCGAGGGCTTCCCGAACGACATCCCCATCAAGATCCACCCGAAGCTGCCCCCCGGGACGATCCTCTTCATCGTCGAGCAGCTCCCGTACCCGAACAACCAGGTGCCGAACGTCTGGGAGATCGAGACGCGGCAGGAGTACACGCAGTACGACTTCGCGATGACCGACCGCAGCTACCCGTTCGGCATCTACGGTCAGCAGGTCCTCAAGGGGTATTTCTCGGCGTGCCACGGGGTCATCAAGAACATCAAGGAGGGGTAAACCGACTACCAGCCCGTAAAGGGCTTGACGATCCTTCGCGGGCCGTCCTCGAAAGGGGACGGTCCGGAAGGTTCGCCCGGCCCGGCGCGAACCAAGAGGGCCGCAGGAGTGGGCGCAAGGAGCCCGTCGGCGGCCGCAGTCCGCCGGAGGTCGAGGAGGTAACGTGCCAGCCATCGACGAGATCCGCCGCGAATACGCGATCGCCCTCCAGGACAAGGGCAACCTCCTTGCCGACGCGCCCGCCCTCACCGCCGACGAGATTCGCGACAGGAACGTCGCCTCCGCGATCCAGAAGTTCTCCCATCGCCTGCCGCAGATCAAGACGAGCCTTATCGCATCTGTGGCGTCCGGCTTCTACGCGGTCCCCACCGACTGGCAGAAGTGGAGCCGAGTCGTCACCATCGAGTACCCGCTCGACCAGGTGCCGCCGGGCTACCTCGACAACGAGCGCGGCGTGCGCCTCCAGCGTCGCGAGGCCGGGCTGTTCCACCACCTCTCGCCGAACCCCTCCGGGAGCTACCGCCTCACCTACACGACCCAGCACGACGCCGCCGGCGCGAGCATCGACGTCGCGCACTATCGCTACGTCGGGCTCCAGGCCGCTATTCTTGCGGCAGAGGACTTCGGGGCCCGGTACGCCGGGAGCGTCTCGAACAACCTCGACGCCGTGAACTATCGCACCAAGGAACAGGAATGGCGCTCCGTCGCGAAGTCCCTCCGCGAGCAGCTCGAGCGCGAGATGCGCCGCGTGGAGTGGGGCCAGTTCGCGAGCGCGGATCTCAACGCAACCGGGAGGCGCGGATGGCGCGTGTAGTCATCATCCGGGCGAAGTCCGAGCAGGTGCGGAGGATCGTTTCGGAGGTCGAAGCCGCAGCGCGACGCGCCATGAAGGATGTCGTCGGGGTCGTCCACGCGAATGTCGTCGACCTCACCCCCAGGTGGAAAGGCGGGCTCCAAGAGTCGATCCAGAAGGAGGTCTCGCCCACGGGCCTCGAGGGGCGGGTCTATACTTCCGGCGTCGTGGCCGCCGTCATGGAGGCGAACCCGCCGGCCCAGTGGACGAAGATGCCTCCCTTCGAACCGATCCGCCAGTGGGTCGAGGGGAAGCTCGGCCTGTCCGGGAAGGAAGCCGCCCGCGCCACGATGGCGATCCGGGGGAAGATCAAGGCTCGCGGGATACAGGTCCCGCTCACGCACGACAAGCGGGGCGGCATGTTCCGCCGCACCGCCGAGAAGATGGAGAGGACGAAGTTTCACCTGGACGCATTCGTCCGGGCGATCCGGCAGATCAGCGGAGGACACCCATGAGCATCCCGAATTCCTTCTTCACGCAGCTCGGCGCCGAGCTCCAGACCCTCCGGGGCTTGGAAGCCGTCTGGGAGTGGATGACGCGGGTGAGCCTGGTCTCGACCTACTTCAAGGACAAGCTGAACGCGGCCTACGACAACACGATCCAGCGCGAAGACGAAGCCGAGACCTCTTCGAAAGACGACCTCAAGGATTCGATCCAAGGCGGCCTCACCAGCCAGCACACCGCGCGCTACAGCGCCTTCCAGATCTACTTCTTCTCCCTCATGGATCTCGTCCTCAATCCGTCGGCCGCGGACAAGGCCGCCGGGGCGATCAGCTACCTCTACGACGAGACCCTCTTCGCTCTGGGCGAGGTGAGGATCGCCGACCGCGTGGGCAGGTGGGGGGCCCTTCGCAGGGAAATGCTGGTCGACGCCTTGAACATCATCCGGAACAAGCTGACGTTCGGGACGTTCACCGCGAAGCCGAACAACCGGGGCGTCATCGTGGCTTCGGGGATCGGCGGCGACGACCATACGCTGACGGGCGAGTTCGTGTTCGAGGTCGCCTCGGACGTGGTCGGCGCCGAGGACATCACGGGGCTCCTCAACTTCACGAATCCGCTCATCGGCAACGTGGTGAGCCGGACCCCCGACAGGGCGATCAGGATCGGGAAGCCTTACGGGGACGGAAAGACGGGGCTCACGATCGCCCTTGACCTCGACGCTCTGGTCGAGACGGGCGATGGCGGGAACATCTTCTCGGCCACGGTGGTCAGCAGCCGCTCCGAGGCCGACAGCGCGAAAGGAAAACACTTCTTCACCGTCGAGCGGATCGCCGTCGGAGGCGCCGGCCCGCACTTCCGCGTCAAGTGGTACAAGTCCGGTTCTCTCCTCTCGACGGACCTTGTCGCGTCGCTCGATGTGACGGGGGAAACCGGGGCCGTGGCCATCGCCATGACCGGCCAGTTCACGACGATCACGAGCACCTTCAGCAAGGTGAACGCCGCAGCCGCTCTCCCCCTCGTCACGAACATCGACAGCGACATCGTCTTCGACCTCAAGATCCCGCGGATCGGCGACCGCTTCTCGCTCACCGTCACGAACACGGAGGACGGGAAGTTCGCCACGAAGATCGCGCGTCGCGATCCCGCGGCCCTTCCGTCGGGGCCCGCGAAGCCGGTGAGCGCGGCGACTGCGGCCTTGGCCGGTGCCGGCGCGGGCAACGTCGACAACGGAACGCATACGTGGGCCATCGCCTTCGTTGAAGGCTCGAAGGATTCCGGCAAGTCGATCTCCTCGAACATTCTGACGGTGGTCGACAAGACCGTGAACGGGAAGGTGAACCTGACGGTGATCCCGACGGGGCCCGTCGGCACGACCGCCCGGAAGATTTACCGGACGATCGCGGGGAACACCGGGGCGCACAAGTTCGTCGGCATCATCAACGACAACGTGACGACGACGTTCGAGGACAACGTGGCCGACGCCTCCCTCGGTGTGGCCGCCACAACGGAGATCGACGACACGCTGGCCGCGTCGGTCAGCATCACGTAGGAGGCCAGGCGTGGCGGCGAGCCCGACACTGGACGCGATCCGCGAGAGGATCAGGACGCTCATCAAGAGCGCCCTCAACAGCGGGAGCCCGGCTTCCGTGGACGGCGTGGTCCACCCCTATCGAAGGTTCTGGCGGGACGAGGACAAGTTCC